CTTCCAGTTGTTGGTCAGAAATTAAAAATAATAAACCCCAAGCGTGACGGGAAAATATGGGAAGTTGAGCCGGTTGCTGTTTATCCTTATCTGCAGGGCTGCGTTATTCGGGTCATGGTAAAAGGGAAAAAAGTCACCCCCATGATTCGCTGGTGCGAAGGTCCGCAAGGTGAGGGGTGGCATACGTATCCATTTAGCGAGCCGCGCGAACTATATGGGCTTTCCGAATTGATGGTAGAAGGGCAACAGGTTGTTGTTGTTGAGGGTGAAAAAGCCCGCGACGCAGTTCAGGCTGCCGGAGACAATAAGCTTGCTGTAATTTCTTGGGCTGGCGGTACTAATGGTCTCGACAAGACTGACTGGTCTCCATTAAAAAGCCGTAAAGTCATACTTTGGCCCGACAACGACGAGACCGGACGTAAGGCGATGTCGAACGTCGCTAAAATTCTGTTCGATGTTGGCGCTGAGTCCGTGAGAATGATTCACCCGCCCGAGGATCTTCCTAAGGGGTGGGACGGCGCTGACCGGGAATGGGAAACGGCCAATCAGCTTTTTGGCTGGTGCAAGTCTCACGTGCATGACATAGAGCCTGAGCCTATCGTAGTCGATCAAGTCCCGATGCTAGAGCCGCCTGAGCTTGAATCTCCGCCCTTAGCAGAGCCTCCGCCATATATCTTTGAGCAGCAGGCTTTCGAGCCAGTAGAAGAGCCTCACGACGTACCTGAGAAGCTTAGCGACGACTGGAAAGCTATGCTCATGTTTAAAGATGACGGCGACGCCCTGCAGAACAACGTTAATAATGCACAAACTCTCCTTGGCTATCACCAAGATATGGCAGGGGTTCTGGCTTACAACGAGTTCACCAAGGAAATAGATGTGGCCAAGCGTCCACCGTGGCACACAGAGCGCGGAGATTTTCCGAGGAAACTAACAGATGTCGATGACACTCGAGCCACTGCTTGGCTGGAGCGTAAGGGCGTTAAATTGGCCATCAACGTCGTTCATAACGCGATTGTGAGCGCTGCGCATCATAAGCCATACAATCCGCTGCACGACTACCTGAACGGCTTAGAGTGGGATGGCAAGGCCCGCATTGATAAAGCCCTGCATTTCCTTCTGGGCTGTAGTGATAATCAGTATACCGACTCTGTTTCGCGTCGTTTCCTTGTTGGAGCTGCGGCGCGAGCTCTAAATCCTGGCTGCAAGATGGACACAATGCTGATACTCGAAGGGCCGCAAGGTCTCAAGAAGTCTACAGCTGTCGCTGAGTTGTTTGGCGAGGAGTGGTTTACCGATGAGCTTGGCGACCTTGGGTCAAAAGATGCTGCATTACAGGTGCAGGGTGTTTGGTGTGTAGAGATAGCTGAACTCGCGACGATGAACAGGGCTGAATCAAATCGCATTAAAGAGTGGATCACTCGTCGAGTTGACAGGTTTAGACCTCCATACGGGAGAAATATCGTTGATGCTCCCCGTCAGTGCGTATTGGTCGGAACTGTAAACCCTGAAGGCGGTTATTTAAAGGATGCCACCGGAGGCCGAAGATTTTGGCCGGTCAGATGTTCGAAGATTAACGTTGATTGGATACGCGCGCGCCGAGACCAAATATGGGCGGAAGCTGTTGCAGCGTATAGAAGCGGTGAGCGATGGTGGTTTGACAAAGGCGAAATCGAATCCGCGCAGAAGGAGCAAGAGGCTCGCTACGAGTCGGACCCGTGGACCGATCAGGTTGTCGGTTTTATTACCGGCAAAGAAGGCTCGCATGTAACTGTATCCGAAGTCATGGATCATCTGACTTTAAGCAATAGGGATCAGAATCAGGCATCACAAAATAGGGTTGCGAAAATATTGGTTGCAGAGGGTTGGCGTCGAGTTCAGAAGACGCTCAATAAAAAACGTGTTTGGTGTTACATAAAAGAGGAGGTGAAAGTTGGAACTAGTGCATAACGGCGATTTAAAAAGGTTGTTCAGAATGCATTTAAGAATGTCGGCTTACGGGGATTTAAGAACACCGATATTTTTAAGCACGGAGCAGTACGAAAAGATGGATAGGCGTAAATTAATCACAGCGTACAGTACAGGAAAGCACTGTCTATTTGGGCGAAGAGTTGTTGTTATTGATGACGGGGGTCAGAATGAAGTTAACAAAAGTTGAAACAGAAGACGGGAAGAAGTGGCGAATTGATTACAGGCCTACAAAGGAAGGTGATATTCACATATTGCAGGGTTACAGCGGAGCCGTTGCGCACGTATGTAATCAGCCAGGCTATCACGATCACCTTGAAGCGGTGATGATTGAGATTGAGGAGTTTGAGGTATCTAGTCATGAAGTGAAGACATTAGAAATAGATAGCAGCCTTATTTCATCGATATATGAAATACCTCAAGACGTTACACCGCCAGATCCATACACCGAAGGAAAAGAATTCGAACTAAAAATAAAACCAGGAGAAATTAACGTGACAAACACTAAAATAAATCACAAATGCCCTAAGTGCGATTACGACGAGTCAAAAAGCGAATTAAAACCGCTTAAGTATAAGAAATTTAATAATCACTTCACCGGGTGCCCTATTTGTGGGTGTGAGCTTTCGGTTGAGAAGTTTGAGGAGGATTTTAATTACTCTCTCATATACAACCCTATCTACAACGATATCCTTGCTCATGCAACGATAACTCCAACCAGCAAGCGGGCCGAATTCTGGAGTGCCTGCGAGACATACAACAAGGTTTATGATTTTTTGAAATCCAAAGGATTCCAAGGCGATTTTTTGGATTTCGATTTCGGGTCGTCTACTGACGGTAAAAAAATAATTATTGATAACAATGTCGAGGATTTTATGCTTTGGGCAAAAGCCGAAGGCATTGATTATAGGGAGATGGATGGCTACAAGGATTACATAAAAAGAGTCAGGAGCAACCCAGAAACCGACGTTGCTGAGACAAAATTCAGCACAGCTAATGGGGAGGTAGTCTGGCCTTCGCCCAACCCAAAAGAAACAACCACCTTCAAAATATTTTTCGAGGGTTCTGGCGACAAGGAATACAAGTTATGGGCGAGCCATGATTTCCTCACTGCTGAGGATAGCTATATAAAGAAAATAATATTTGGAAACTTTGAAGGCGCCGATGGTCTGGAGTGGATGACTTCTGCAGATTCTATGTATTTGGTTATTCATAAGTTTGAGAATTCAATTAGTGTGTATGAGAACCCGCTCGATAAGGCCATAAGGGAAGCGGATCTTCTTTATAATAAGGCCGTTAGAAGCAGACTGCAGCCAGACGAGGACGGGAATATTACATGGACGTCACCATTTATGTTTTCTGACAAGCCAGACCCTTTGGAGATAACCGACCTTAAGTTTGATTGGGTATTCCCAACACCGTCGTCTTCAGAGCCAGTCAAACCTTCGGTATGCATAGCCCTAGCCCACGAAGACGGCAAGTTTCCTCAGCGTCAGAAAGACGGAGACGCGGGCCTTGATTTGTTTCTGCGTGACTGCAAGGGTGAGCCTTCGCCTACGGGCGCGTGGACTATTCGTCCGGGCCATCGTAAAAAATTCCTTGTTGGCGTTAAAACCGAGTTTCCGAAAGACATGGTTGCTTACATAAAACCTAGATCTGGCCTTGCTGCTAATCACGGCATTGACGTTCTGGCTGGCACTATTGATTCGAATTTCCGTGGCGAGTTATGTGTGTGCTTAATAAATCACGGGCATCAGTCGTACACGTTCGAGAAAGGCGAGCGTATAGCGCAGATTGTTTTCCATCAGATTGTGCGTGATGTTGTCGAGGTTGAATTTCTATCGGATAGTGATCGAGGTGAAAGCGGATTTGGGGAGAGTGGGAAATGAGAGAGATTAAAACAATAACCATTAACGGCACTGATAAGTATACGGTTAAGAAGATATCTCTTAATCAGTTTTTGGATTCAGCTGTAAATGGTATCTGCTTTGGGGATGATTATTATCACATATTGCCTGACAGGTGGCGCGCTGAATACTGCGGTGAATACTGGTTTGCAAAGACTTCGCCAGGCGCGGGGCCTTACCCTAGCAAAACAGCTGAATACGGATGGCGGGTTGATGATACCAGGCATCAAAAAGGAAACTACTTCAAAACCAGAGAGGAATGCTTAGTGGCTATCCGTGGGGCTTTTAGTACTGGAGGCCGACTATGATGCTACTTAATATTTGGTTCTTTATTTTTTGTGTGCTAATTTTTGCCGCTGTTATTTTTATGAACATGCTTTGCATATTTGTGTTTGAGGCTTTTTCTAGACGTAGGATTACTCCTTACGTACCGATGGCAATAGCGATTTTTATAGTTTGGTGGCTATGCGTAGTGTTTATTCAGGATATCTGCGTAACCAAGCTCCACTTCTGCCAGATGAATGAGGGGGTGAACCATGGCTGAGTTTGTAGTTTCTTGCCTTATTGCTTCGGTTATATTTTTTCTTGTATTTATTTTTTTAAATATTGCAGGAATTGTAAGCTCGAGCGGCTTGGCAGCAAGAATAATTCTTCCGGCGGCATTCGCCTTAATCCTATGCTGGCCAGTAGCCGTTGGTATCGATTACTTTGGAGGGTGTTATGTCAGACCATAACCGATATACGGAAAAGCTTCTTTATGTGAAGACTGTTGATTTCCCGAGTCGATGGTCATGGATTAGAAGGTTTTTTTCTTCTATTTTCCTTCCAGAGCCAAGAAAAACATTCAAAGTAACTAAGGTATCAGACGATGAAATACGCCTCGAGCCAACCGACGACTAAACCCCTATCTCTATCCGAGGCATTCCGATATCTGCGCCTCAAACACCAAACGCCTGCAGGCAAATCTAAGCAGGTTTGCGCAACCAAAAAGTGTGACTTTGGGTACTCAGGGAACACGCCACTTAAGAATGATGGGTGAAACGATGGATATTAAACATATAGGCAATACAGTTGAGGGTATGAGGGACGCTCTCAAAGTTATAAACGATGAGGTACTGAAAGAGTTAGGCGAGGATGCGCTAAGGGATTTCACGGGAGTCGTCAGTAATATGACTTACAGCATGAAAGAAAGCTACGAGGCTCTAGTCAAGGACTCCTTGCGGTCGGAGTCTATACCAGAGGATAAGTCCTACGAACTGGAAGTGACCGCAGTGCTTACAGCTTCCATAATCCTCTCGACTAAACTGCTGGAGGCCCGCAATGCCTAACATGCACATATATTTTGATGAGGAGGATCAACGGCAGCAATTCGAGGACTTTATCATGAGCGATGATATTGATAATTGCTTGGAAAGCACAATTTTGATCAAGAGGGCAACTAAAAATCTAGAAGAGTCCGAGAAGAGAAACCTGGAGTTAAGGAAGGAGATTAACTCTCTAGAAAAAGACAGGCACTACTGGCAGGAAAAGCTTATAAAACTAGATTATCAAATAAGAAACATGCCTCAATGGGCTAGATTTCTATACTTCCTAACAGGCAAACTGCCGTAGCCTAGCTTACCGCAAGGCCTACCTAGGTGGGCCTTTATATTGCCGTCAAATAGTTATTCCTCATTTTTAAACACAAAATAAATTGAAATAATTTACATAAACCTCTTGCATTACTGAAACAGTTTCACTATTATATACCCATACACAACGCAAGAGGAAAACAAAATGTACAACGAAGCCTTAAAAGCAATTAAGTCTTATAAAAACAATAAAGTGATAATGGACTTTGTTACTAAAGAAGCTCTTGAGAAAACAGCATCTGATATTCGCGAAAAAACTGGCTCAGGTACAACTTCAAAAGCTGTAGAACTTTTGATGATAAAAAATAAAGAGATCGAAAAGCGAGTTAACGATTATATAAATTCAGGGCTTATTGGTTGCTACATGGCATCATTTAAAACAGCTTAACAACACTAAAAAGTTAATCAAAAATAAAGCAAGAGGAAAACAAAATGTTCCACACTAGCCCAAACAAAATAACCGAAATAAATAATTTAGGAATTGCTGGCGATTGTTTGTTTTTTTCTGACAACGTTTATGTCATGACTGAAGCGGAAAGCGTTTATGTTTATGAAGCGGACTTTGATTGTATAAGAGTTTGGCAACTCCACGACGAAGAAATAATCGAAGAGATAGCAGACAACTTTGGTTGCTCAATCGAAACCGCCGAAGGTCTTTTAGATGGAAGTGAATGTGAATGGGAACAAGAATCATGTGACGCCGACATGTCATGGTGGCTACAAGGTAAGCGTGGCGAATGTGCAAAAAAAATGGGTTTCGACGGGTGCGAAGATGAAGACGAGCAAGGAACTGTTTACATTATCCCGATGAGCGGACGCGAAAACGAGTTAAACTTAATATAAGGAGCAGAACGCATGACACCTTCACAAATATGCAAAGAGCACGGGATAACGCTTGTTAAGTTATCCCGCTCGCTCGGATATAAAGAAAACGGGCAGCCGGTTGTATCTGAAAGAACGCTAATCAACTGGCACAAAAACAAGCCTTTACTATTTAAAGCTGTAGTTCTAGGCCAGTCAAAACTTATAAATAGTTCCAAACAACCAAAACCCCTGCCGGCTTGCCAACCTCGGATTTCAGTACAAAAACCACACAATCCCGATTAGCCTCGGGATTTTTTTTAAAAAAAGTGGCGCGTATTTCATTTGTTGACTTAGAACTTATGCTAGCCCTCACTAACCTTTTTTTTGATCAGTACGAAATATAGCCAGCATAAAAAGCAATCTATTTTATCTTAAATTCCCACCCTGACAGTGGAGTGGTTCAGAAAGGTGGTGCAGCTGAAGACCCCATTCCCTTTATATAATAACTACTATCACTAGTATAATATTATTATAAAATAAATATATTATATTGTATAAATAGTATACTGTATAAATAATACGCGTTATATTTTATAAAAGTTAGAGATAGCCCGATCACTAGTGCACTCTGGTGCAGTTATTCGGTGTATAAAAAATGATCTGCAAATAGGGGGTTGACGCGGTTGCCTAGGGATGCCATGGTGCATCGTATGGCAAAGAACTTAACTCCCAAACAGCAGAGATTTGTAGATGAATACCTAAAAGACCTCAACGCATCGCAGGCATGCATTCGGGCTGGGTACTCTAAAAAATCAGCTTATTCAATCGGGAATGAAAACCTGAGCAAACCCGAGATTCAGGAAGCCATAGCAAAGGCTGGCAAAGAACGCAATAGCAGGACGAAATTGGACGCAGATTGGCTTCAGAGGCGTTTAGGCGATGAAGTTGAGGCTGACCTAGCTGATCTATATTGCGAGGAGACAGGGTCTCTCAAGCCGGTTCATCAGTGGCCGAAAATTTGGCGTCAAGGATTAGTTTCAGGCGTTGATGTGCATCAAGAGTATGAGCATATTGACGGCGAGAAAGCACCCAATGGAATCGTCACAAAACTCAAGCTAGCGGACAGATCCAAGCGTTTAGATATGCTCGGTAAACACGTCAACGTTCAAGCATTCAACGAGAAAACAACAGTCGAAGTAGTAGATAAATCTGACATCTTAGCTAAGGCTCGAGCTCGTGCAGGCAAGTCAAAAAAATCCTGAAATTGAATTAATCGAAGATATCGCCAGCTTCACAATTGACCCTGTTGGCTATGCGCATTATGCGTTTCCATGGGGTGAAGAAGGAACGCCGCTGGAACGTCACACTGGCCCGCGTAATTGGCAATTAGATGTTCTTGGGGAAATAGGCAAGCATTTACAAAATCCTGATACGCGCTTCCAGCCTTGCCAAATTGCAGTAGCATCCGGTCACGGTATTGGTAAGTCAGCATTAATCGGGATGATAATTAAATGGTCCCTCGATACATGCGATAACACTCGCATCGTATGCACTTCAAATACCGACACGCAATTAAAAACAAAAACCGTACCCGAAGTAACTAAGTGGGTTAGAACTGCTATTACAGAGGATTGGTTTACAGCTACAGCAACAGCTATTTCTTCAAACGAGCCAAACAAACAAAAGTCTTGGCGTTGCGATTTCGTCCCATGGTCAAAAGATAACTCTGAAGCGTTCGCCGGTCTTCATAATGAAGGCAAAAGAATTGTTGTTATCTTCGATGAGGCATCTGGTATTGATGACAAAATATGGGAAGTGACAGAGGGAGCTTTGACTGATGCAAATACAGAAATTATTTGGGTTGCATTCGGAAACCCTACTCGAAACGTTGGACGATTTAGGGAATGCTTCAGACGGTTTAGCAAGTATTGGATTACTCGAAATATTGACTCCAGAGACGTCCCAGGAACGAATACAGAATTCTTTGACCGCCTCGTTGAACAGTACGGCGAAGACTCTGACGTTGTTAAAATCAGGGTAAAAGGTCAATTTCCTTCACAGTCTGCAAGGCAGTTGTATAGCGAATCGGATGTGTCGGCCGCATTTGGAAGACATCTAAGAGAAGAGCAATACAAGTTCGCACCCAAAATAATTTGTGTTGACCCAGCGTGGGAAGGTGATGACGCTTTTATCATAGGCATGCGTCAGGGCTTGCATTTCCAAATTCTTCGAGAATATCCAAAAAATGATAACGATATCGAAATGGCAAACATTATCGCTCGCATTGAAGATGAGGAAGATGCTGACGCGGTATTTATTGATGGCGGATACGGCACTGGCATTGTTTCTGCGGGTCGTACGATGGGTCGTAATTGGCAGCTTGTGTGGTTTAACGGTAAGTCTTCACGAGAGGACTGCGTAAACAAGCGTGCCGAGATGTACATGAACGTCCTCGACCTTCTGAAGGATGGTCTTGCTATACCCAAAGACCAAGAACTATACGACGAAATGATATCAGTCGAGACCGATCCGACTCTTGACGGTAAGTTCAAGCTTCCGCCCAAAGATCAGGTCAAAGAGCTAATAGGTCGCTCACCGAACAAGATAGATGCGCTGGCTATTTCTACAGCATTCCCGGTTGCCCCTAAACCAAAACATGGGCTACAATCAAGAGCAAATAGCGCGCCAACTCCTGACAATCCGATAGCGCGCAGGATGAACAATAACCCAATGTCGAGGCGAATGTAATGTGTACAAGTTCACCTAAAGTGCCAGCCCCGCCCCCACCGCCTCCTCAAGCCCCTCAACAGCGAAGCGCTCAAACTGACAGCGCTTTTAATCGTGAGATGCGCAGGCAGAGATCAGCAGCTGGTCGATCATCGACTATTGTATCCGGCCCTTCAGGCGTCCCAACCATGGGTGCAGGTAAAACTATACTGGGTGGATAATGAGCAGCGATAAGCAAGACTCAAAAAACTCTAAGGTCCGCAAGCGAATACAACAGCGCTTAAGTCAGTTGACGTCTGACAGGTCAGCTTTCATTGAGGACTGGCGCGACATTAGAGACTATACGTGGGGCTCTCGTGGTCGATACCTTGAGAACCAAACTTCAAAGCAGAAGTATCCACGTCGCAACGATCGTTTGTACAATCACGAAGCCAAGCAGTCTGCTGGCGTTCTTGCGTCTGGCATGATGGCTGGCATCACTTCCCCGTCTCGACCTTGGTTCAAGCTGCAAACCCCTGATGACGAAATGATGGAATTCGGCTCTGTTAAGCAGTGGCTGGAAGACGTCGAGAAAATCATGATGGGGATCTTCAGTAAGTCGAACTTCTACAGTGCGATGCACTCGTTTTATCTCGAGCTTGGCATCTTCGGCGTGTCCCCGATGGGGATCTATGAAGATAGGCAGAACATGGCCAAGAAGGCCGGTAATCTGATCTACTTCGAGAACTACACGTGCGGCAATTACTTCCTTGATATTGGCGAGCAGCGGATGGTTGACACTATGTACCGTGAGTATGCGGTAAGTGTCGAGACGGCTGCCAAGACTTGGGGTCTTGATAAACTGAGCGAAGAAGCTCAGAGGATGTACAAGAACAACGGTAAGAACGGTTCGATTAGCGTCATACATGCTATTGAGCCGCGCTTCGATCGTGATTTTATGTCGCCGTTATCATCAGAGATGCCATACGCGTCAGTGTACATCGAGAACACAGCAAGCAACTGGCAGGAACCTCTGCAGGTGTCAGGCTTTACCTCGAAGCCATTTGTCGCTGGCCGATGGGAGGTTATCGGCGAGGATGTTTATCCGTCGTCATACCCTGGCCTTAATGCGCTATCGACAAACAAAACCCTTCAGATGCTGGAGATTGATAAGTCGACGGCTATTGAAAAGCAGCACAACCCGCCGCTTGTGGGTGATGCAAGCCTTGCAACTTCTGGTGTTGACTTGGTTGCTGGGGGTGTTACATACATTCCAGGCATGGCGCAGGCTGGCAAGCCAGGACTGTCTCCTGTATACAATACGAACCCGAACATCAGTCATTTGATCGAAGACATCAATAAAAAAGAACAGACCATCCAGCGCTATTTCTTCGCTGATTTGTTCTTGATGCTTACCGAGATTGATCGATCACAGATAACAGCTACAGAGATTGCTGAGCGCAAAGAGGAAAAGCTATTAATGCTTGGCCCTGTGCTTGAGCGTCTTAATAGCGATGTTCTTGATCCTATTATCGATCGCGTGTTTGATATCGCGCAGAATCACGGCGTGTTACCACCTCCACCACCAGAGCTTGACGGTGTTGATCTTGAGGTTGAGTACATCTCAATACTTGCTCAAGCTCAGAAAGCCATCTCTACAGCTTCGATTGAATCCACTGCAAGATTCGCTGGCGAGCTCTCAGGAATATGGCCGGAGGCTAGACACAAGTTTGATGCTATGCAGGCTATCGACGAGTACGCGAAAGCTAAGGGTGCACCTCAACGCATAGTAAGAACTGATGACGCAGCTGCAGCAGAGGCTGACGCAGAAGTTCAAGCCATGATGGCTCAGCAGGCTCATGAGTCAGCAGCGTCAATGGCTGACACGGCGAAGACAACATCCGAAACTAAGCTTGATCAGGACAGCGTGCTAGATGCGCTTCTTGGGGGTATGCAGTGAACGGTTCAGCGCTAGAGATCATCAAAGGCAACGAAGGCTTTCGTGAAAAGGTGTATACATGTACAGCTGGCAAACTCACTATCGGCTACGGTTTGAATCTTGAAGATAGAGGTTTAAGACCTGACGAGGCTGAACTCATCGCAAAAAACATCATTTCTGAGATAAGTGCCGAACTTAAGAAAGAGCGTCTTATTGGTCGCGGCAATGGTGAGGTGCGCGAGGCGGTGCTTATCGACATGGCTTACAACCTAGGAATGGAAGGTCTGTATAAGTTTAAGAAAATGCTTAAGGCATATCGAGAGCATGACTATGATGAGGCTGCTAGGCAGCTGCTTGATAGCCGTTATGCCCTACAGGTTCCTAATCGCGCTAACCGCAATGCGGCGATGATGCTAACAGGGGAGATAGAGTTGTGAGTCTAGACCCAATTTCTGCAGCTTTAACCATTGGTAAAATGGCAATTAGCCGTATCTGGCCTGACCCTCAGAAACAGGCAGAGGAAGAGCGGAAGCTAATTGAAATAGCTCAGCGCGGAGATCTTGCCGAACTGGAAGCGGAAGTTAAGTTGATGACCGGGCAGCTCGAGATCAACAAGATTGAGGCTTCCCATAAGTCTATGTTTGTTGCTGGTTGGCGCCCCGCTGTTGGTTGGTGCTGCGTTTCGATACTGGCGTTCAACTACATATTGCTACCGCTTATTGATTATTTAGTGACGATAGTTTCGTTTGCTGTCGACTCTAAAAACGTTATGCCGCTTCCTGAAAAGCTAGATATGACAGAGTTGTGGCCGGTCCTTATTGGCATGCTGGGCTTGGGTGGTATGAGGTCGTTTGATAAGCATAAAAAAACACAAACCGATAAACTTGGCTAGATTGTTGCATTTGCCACACTTTAGGATAATAATCAACCTATGAGATCAACGCCGGAAGATAAGAGACAGAAAGAAGAGGAAGACTTTAAGAGGCGCGAGCTTGAGAAGGCTCGATTGGCGACTCTAAAAGAAGACCGTAAAACTCTGATGTTAATGCCTGAGTTTCAGAGATACATGAGAGATGTATTGGCTCGGGGCGGCATGTTTCACTCTGTCATGACCGGCAACTCTCACACGTATTACAAGTCAGGACAGCAAGATTTTTGCCGCTTAATCTGGACGGACTTATTGCAAGTAGACCAGCAAGGCGCGCTAGATTTACTTAAACCTGAAACAAACGAAGAGGAATAACATGTCTGAAGCAACAGCAGAAGCTGGTCAGAGCACTGACACCGATACCAGCACAGCAGAAGCGCAGGCTAGTGAAACCGCTGAAACTATCATTGGAGGTGGCGACAATCCTGATGAGAACTCTCAAAAAGATGTCGAGACCGAAGGTGATGAGCAAGGCGGGGAGCAAGCTGAAGGCGAAGGGTCGACCGATGGTGATGAGCCAGAAGCCGATGAGATCCCTGAGAAATACGAGTTCCAAATGCCCGAGGGCATGGAGATGGACGCGACGCTGGCCGATGCAGCAACGCCGATATTTAAAGAGCTCGGATTGACTCAGGAGCAAGCTGATAAGGTTACTGGGATTTATGCAGAGCATGCTAAATCTAAGGCCGATCAGGAGATTGAAACCTTCAAGACTCAGCTAAATGATTGGACTGGTGAGTTAAAAGCCGACAAAGATTTTGGCGGTGACAACTACGAATCCAACGTCGCGCAGGTGCAGCAGTTCTTTAATAAAACTGTGCCTGAGGATATTCGAGAGGGCTTAGTTGGAATGATGGAATCAACTGGTGTTGGCGTTCACCCCCAGATGGTAAAGTATTTCCATACACTCTCAAAGATGTTCCCAGTCGGCGAGGATGCACCCGGTCCTGGAGGTTCTGCACCTCAAAAGAATGGGTTAGATGCAATGCTTGATCGCATGTACTCAGATTAATAACTAAGAGGAAAAAATTATGGCTGGTATCGGTAATTCATATTACGACTTGGCTGACCTTCATAAAGACAAAGGTCCGGGCGATGTCATCAACCAATTAACTGAACTTAATCCAATGCTTAAGGATGCTAGCGCTGTTATGTGTAATAACGGCACGCAGCATCAGCATTCTATTGTCACGGGCCTCCCTGAGGTGGCGTGGGGTAAGCTATACAAGGGTACTCCGCAAAGCAAATCGGGCAAGCAACAAGTCTCTGATTCTACGGGTTTTGTTGAAGGTATTAGTACCATCGATAGCCGAGTTTTAGAACTTGCCGGGGATAAGCGAAACAACGTTCGTTTTACTGAAGCTCAAACGTTTCTAGAGTCGATGGCTCAGGAAGTGCAAGAGAAAATGATCTACGGTAATGACTCAACCAATGCAAGCGAGTTTATGGGTCTTGCGCCGCGATTTAATGACAAGAGCGCCGTTAATGGGCGTCAAATCATTGATGCAGGCGGCACTGGCTCAGACAACCAGTCAATTTGGATTGTTACTTGGGGTGATCGATTCTGTCACACTATCTATCCTGACGGCACAACAGCGGGTGTTTCACGTGAAGATAAGGGTGAGCAGCGTGTTTTAGATGCTGACGGAAACCCTTACTATGCGTTCGAAGAGAAGTTTAAGCAGCATATCGGTCTTGCGGTAAAAGACTGGCGTTACATCACTCGTGTTGCAAACATTGATACAAGCAACCTTCTTGCTGACCCAAGCGATATTGACGGATCAGGTAACGACTTGTACCACTTCCTACGTAAGGCTACATATCAGAACCAAGGCCGCCGAGTAAAGCAGTCAAACGGTCAAGATGGTTTCTACGCTGGGGGCAAGGTTTGCATGTACTGTACGACTGATGTGCTCGAAGCTCTCGACGCTCTTGGCACTAACAGCGGCGGCTCTGACAATTTTACTCGCTTGACGCCAATGGAAATCCAGGGCGAAGAGGTTCAGACTTACCGAGGTATCATCATCCGTGAAACTGACGCTCTTCTTAACACTGAGGCTCAAGTCACATAGTAGTTAGCTAACTTAACGCGCCCGGCTTAGGTCGGGCTTTAGCTTAAAAAAATTTGAGGAATAAATTATGATTGTATCTTTAGAATCGCTACTATCGAACGAGCAAGCTATTACAGTTACTGCTGCGTCGACAAACTATTTTGATAAGGGCGCAACTGGTACGCCGGCACTTTCAACTACTGCACTTATTCGGGACTTAGGTCCGGGTGAGCCGTTGCCATTGGAATGTGTTGTTAATGAGACATTCACCGCTGCAGGCGCTGCGACCTTGGTTGTAACGCTTGAGATGGATGACAACACGTCATTCTCATCGCCAACGGTTATGAAAACCTCCAAGACTTGGGCGGTTGCTGACTTGGTTGCTGGCACGCATATCTTTAATGATCTGTATATGCCAACTGATGTCACTCAGCGTTACTTCCGTCTCAACTACACGGTTTCAACTGGCCCAATGACAGCCGGTAAGATTACTGCCGGGTTCAGTGGTGGTCGTCAGACTAACGTATAGTGTGTCATGATTAGGGGCTGGGATGCCGGCCCCATTTTTTCGGACTGCAAAAGGTTGGAGAAATGTACAAATACAAGGTTTTATCTAAGGGTTACATTGGCGACACTATCTGTAAGCCTGGTCATAATGACCCTGTGATACTGAATGATAAGCTTGACCCTTGCCCATCATGGCTGGCATTGATACCGCAAGATGGTGACCCTATCGATGTAGTTGATGCTACCGAGGGCGCAAGAAATCTGGCGTCAAATAATGATGTAGACCTAACTAAGGTTCAAGGCTCTGGTAAAAATGGGCGCATCGAAAAGCGAGATGTTCAGGTATACTTAAAAGGTCATACTCCTGAAAGCTCTGTTTTTATTAAGCGCGAACAGGAAGATATTGACGCAGAAGAGGCTGAACAGAAGGCCGATAAAGAACAAGCAAGCTCGCCCGAGGTCATCTGATGACTACTGAGACAGATATTTGCAATATGGCTTTAACCCAGGTCGGGGCCGGTACGATTGATTCGTATAATGACGAGAACACCAAAGCTGCAACTACCTGTCGTCTATGGTATCCAATAGCGCGCGACGAAGTACTAGAAGAATTCCCCTGGCGATTCGCCAAAACAACCAAAGCTCTAGCCCTCACGGACGAGGATCCCAAAGAGTGGTCGTATAGTTACACTTATCCAAACGACTGTTTAAAAGTTCATTATGTGATACCGACTTTTGATAACGAAGACCAGTTTAATGATTTGCGGTCTGAGTTTCGCGACTACACACTGAATGAAGTCGCTTATGAAGTTGGGTACGGCACAGATTCGTCGCCTAGGATTTTGTGCAATACAGAAGACGCTTTTATTGCTTACACTAAGCGCGTGACAAGTACGGCGCTATTTAACCCAATGTTTATAACCATGCTTTCCTGGAAGCTGGCTTCATATCTTGCCGAGCCTATGGGCGGGGATAACAACCAAAGGCATAGGGCTTACGCTGAGGCTAAGTATCAACAGGAATCACAGAAGGCAATGGCCAAGGCTGCCAACGAGGCAAACAAAGGCGTCCAGCGCTTGCCTAACTCTCTAAAGGTTGCACACAGTCGATCAGCTCTAGATACGAGAGTCGGCTCTACATTCTGGAGGTGACACCCCATGGCTCGCGACTTGCAGCCTTCCTTCACTGGCGGAGAGATCGCGCCATCACTTCACGGTCGGGTTGACATATCCCGCTATCAAAGCTCCCTAGCTGAATGCAAAAACTTCTTCGTCCGAGCTCATGGCGGCGTCGAGCGTCGAGCTGGCTATGAGTTTATTGCCAATATCGCCGAGGGTGAGACTTACGCCGTAAGGGCTATACCGTTCATTTTCGGCTCGTCCCAGGCTTATGTGCTGCTCCTTACTGCTGGATATATCTATTTCGTGACTGACGGCGGTCTTGTCCTATCTAGCGCGAACAGCATAACCGGGATAACCCAAGACAACCCCTGCGTTGTCACGTCGAACTCGCACGGCTACAGCAACGGAGATGAAATATATCTCTCCGGGATTGTCGGGATGACGGAGCTAAACAACCGTTATTTCAAGGTTTCGAACTCCACGGCAAGTACGTTTGAGCTTGAAGACATGTATGGAAATACAGTTGATTCTAGTTCTTTCACTGCATACGTCTCTGACGGGGATGTCGCCGAAGTCTACAAAGTAGCTACGCCATACAATGAAAGCATTCTGTGGGATATTCGATTCACCCAAAGCGCCGACGTTATGACGTTCACCAACGAGCTTTACGACCCGTATGAGCTTGTAAGGGTCGGAAATAATAACTGGACAATGACAGCTATATCCTTCGCAACGACCGCCACAACGCCAACAGGGCTGCAGGTGAACCAGATAGGGGAGCCGTCCGGCTCTACCGGCAAGCATTACCGCTATGTGGTCACGTCGGTTGATGAGTCAGGCAGTGAGTCAGTCCAGTCTGATATCGTTAGCACTGGGTCGCTAGAGGCTGCTGTTGCTGTTTCCGGGGCTACGCAAGCGAATCCTTGCGTTGTAACTACAGCAGCACCTCACGGGTACAATAGCGGCGATACGGTATTTTTGGATGGCCTTGGGGGCATGACAGAGTTAAACGGTAGATTCTTCCGTATTAGTACAGCGGCCCCTGGAAACTTCACGCTGGTAGGCGTTGATTCAACATCGTATACAGCATACACGTCTGGCGGTACATCTCAGCGGGAAAAGGCACCTATTGATGCTTTATCTGACACGTATGGTAACCAGATATCATGGGTTGATGTACCGGATACCCAGTACTACAACATTTACAAAGAGTCGTCATATAACGCAAACATCTTCGGCTGGATAGGTGAAACCCTCGGGGGTGACACACTGTTCTCGGATTACAACTTCGGCCCTGATATGTCGATAACGCCTCCGATTAACTATGACCCATTTGACGGTGTGGGCAACCGTCCTGAGTGTGTTACGTATCACCAACAGCGCTTGATGTTCGGGCGCACGCAGAATGCACCGCAGACTGTATGGGGAACAAAGACAGGCGATTACAAGAACATGGATTTTTCCCGCCCGTCTCGAGATGATGACTCGCTTGAGTTTACGATCGCAGCTCAGCAGGTGAATGATATCCAGCACCTTGTTTCTCTGGATGATCTGATTGTTTTCACCACGGGCGGGGAATGGCGCGTACAGGCTGACGCTGACGGCGTGCTTACTCCAAGCAATATAAATCCTAGGAAGCAATCTTCGAGAGGTTCGTCTAATGCTAGGCCTATAGAGATTGGCAGCTCCGTCCTGTACGTCCAGGAGCGAGGAAGTAGGGTTAGAGACCTTCAGTATCGGTTTGAAGACGACAAGTATACAGGCGACGATATTTCGATATTTGCCAGCCACCTGTTTGATGGTTACACGATAATCGATTGGACTTACGCCCAAGAGCCATACAGTATGGTCTGGGCAGTTCGTAGCGACGGCAAACTGCTGTCACTGTCATATCTAAGAGAGCACCAAGTATACGGCTGGTCGCAGCATGATACCGACGGATTTGTTGAGTCTGTTTGCTCCATCCCTGAGGGTGACGAGAATGTTGTCTATATTGTTGTTCGAAGGACTATAAGCGGCACGGACTACAGGTTTGTAGAGAGAATGAGCACGCTTTCATTTGAGACGGTTGACGATTCGTTCTTTATCGATAGCGGACTGACCTATGAGGGACCAACTCATACGATAACAGGTGCAACTCAGGCAAACCCTGTAGTAATAACAGCTACGGCTCACGGTCTGGAGACTGATGACATTATTTGGATTCGTGGCGTTGAAGGTATGACCGAGCTAAATGACGTTCAGTACAGTGTTGTGAAGATAGATGCTAATAGTTATTCTCTTCGAGATACGCTAAACCAGGCTATCGACGGGACTGCATACGCCGCATACACGTCAGGAGGCACGGGATATTATTGCACTAATACGATAACCAACTTGCATCACCTTGAAGGAGAGACTGTAACAGCTCTCATAGACGGCAATGCTGAGTCTGGTATTTCGGTTACAAATGGTTCTGCAACTATGAGTGTTGCCGGCAACAAGGTAAGCATAGGCCTTCCCTACTCTTCTCAGATTCAGACGTTACCTATATTGCTGGATGGCAGCATGCAGTCGCGCAAGAAGAACGTTAAACGGGTTCACATGCGAGTCCTTAATACTCGAGGTCTTGCTGCTGGGGCTACACTTAACCAGATGGAAGACATCAAAGAGCGAACGCCTGACTACAATTACGGAAGTATCCCGCTTCAGACTGATGTGCAGAGAGTGGAGATAACCGGAACATGGGATAACTCTGGCCAAATATATGTGCAGCAAAACTATCCACTTCCGGCTACAATATTGCAGATAATCCCAGAGGTGACTACTTGACGAAAATTGATGTTGTAGCAGCTGAGAGATCGCATATTAATCATATTGCTGAAAATATGAGGGATGCAGATGTCGCCGAAGTTGCCGCAATGTCAGGATTGTCGCCTTTTGACGCGCTTGACGGAGGCTTAAAAGTCTCAACTTTATGTTGGACGGCGTTGGTTGATGATAAACCTTGCCTTATGTTTGGCGTTTGTCCTGCGCCTGGATCGATAATAGCTCCAGTAGGCATCCCTTGGCTTTTGGGCACTCCAGATATTAAAAAGATGCGCCGCAAATTCATAGTTGAATGCAGGGATTATACCAATATAATGCTTAGGCATTATCCAAGTTTAAGAAACTTCGTCGATGTAAGAAACAAAACTAGCATTCGCTGGCTTAAATGGCTTGGCTTTGAGCTTGGCCCAGAGATAGAGGCTGGTATTAACGGCGAGCTTTTCCATCCATTTTATATGAGGGGCTGATTATGTGTGATCCGGTGAGCGCATCGGTCGCGGTTATGGGTGGTTCTACCGCGTTCAATGTTTACTCAGGCGTACAAGAGTCAAGATACCAAGCCAAAGTTGCCCGAAATAATGCAGCTATCAACAGGAATCTTGCAGCTGATGCGCTTGAGAGAGGCGCTATTGCTGAGAATATCCAGCGAGAGCGCACTCAACAGCTTAAGAGTCGTCAGCGGGCAAAGTTCGGTGCTTCAGGCGTCGATATATCTTCAGGTTCTGCAGCTAGGACAATCGCAGACACGGCTATGATAGGTGAGCTTGATGCTTTGACTATTCGCAGTAATGCGCAGCGCGAGGCTTTTGGGTTAGAAGTGGGAGCCCAAAATCTGATTGAGCAATCAAGGCTAACCCGTAGGCGTGGAGCCTCCCAAGCTATAGGGAGTATTCTGGGAGGCGCTAGTCAAGTAGCAGGCCTTTATGCCGCAGGAGGTGGTCAAGGCGGCCAAGGGGGTGCTCGTGCCTAAGGTTGAGACGCTAAGAACGCCGCAAGTTGCAGTAAGCGCTGCGGCCAATGTTCAGCAGAGCTTTGATACTCGCGGGGCTTTTGGTGAGGATATCGCCAGAGCCGGTCAGCAGATAGGCGGACAGATAGCAAACTATGCTCTCGAGCAGAAAGCCAAAGACGACGCTGCAGCGGTAAAGAATGCGATAAGCGAATACCGCAAGAGCATTAATAATCGCACGTATCTTGATGAAGACAGTTATTACAATCGCCAGGGTAAGGACGCTTATGATTCATACGAGCCTATGGCTTCTGAACTTGATGATATACGCAAGCTTATTGGTGAAAAGTTAGCGCCAGGCAGGCAGCAAGAATCGTTTAGTGAGATGTCGCAAGGCTTCCTTGACCGGGAACTGGATAGCATGTCTCGGCACGCCTCTAAGGGTCGCATGCAGTGGCAGAATGAATCCGACTCAGAAGCTGTAAATCAGGCTGTCGAGGACGGCTCTCTACGCTACACGAACAACTCTACCGAAGTTGAGCAGGTCAAAGCCCTGACTAAAAACCTGGCGGCAAGAAATGGTTGGTCTCCAGAGAGGACAGAAAACGAAACATTATCTAAGCTTTCAACGATGCATAAGCAGGCCATCGATAACATGATGACCTCCGAGCCACTTGCTGCGGAAAAATACTTCGATGATCACAAAGACCAAATCCTACCATCCATGCATGACGACATCAAAAGGCAGATCAAAAATGCAGATGACGGCATGCTGGCTCAAAGTACTGCTGATGCTGCTCTTGCTTTTGACAGCCTTACTAGCGCCCGCGACTTTGTAAAAGAGTCCATCACGGACAACCCAAAGGCTAGACAGAAAGCTCTGTCTATGGTTGAGCATGAATTCAGAGTGCTTGACCATGCTAAGCGAACCGAGCAGGCCGAGATTGTTGATACTGTAGGAAAACACCGCTTGGATGGTGGGTCTGTTCAGAGATGGGCGATCAACAACCCTTCTGAGTGGGATAAGCTTGACTTTAAGCAGCAGGAGTCGCTACTTAAAACGGGTAAGGTTGAGACCGACTGGGAAGTCTACTCTGAATTGGAAGACAAGATTGAAGCTGGAGATATTGAACGTGAGGCAGATATAAGATCGTTCGGCTCCCAGATATCACCGGTTCACCTCAATACTCTGGCTCGCGAGTTTAAGAAGCGCAAGCAGATATCTAATGCACAGCTTAGGCGCTTATATTCGGATTATGGCGGCAAGGTTGGCACTCCTTCAAAGCCGTTGAAAGGCGAAAAGGCTGACCAATGGAATGCGTTCAAAGATTACATAACCAATAACCTAGAAGAAACCGCTAGGCCTGAAGATCTTGATAAGTGGGCTTCGCGATGGTTTACATCGGGCGAGGCTCGAGGCTCTAAGTGGTATCACGTCTTTGGCGATACTGACGACACTCTAGGCGAGGCTATAACGGCTGGGCGAGCGGATAACTTCGTCATAGACCTACCGGAAGATGTTGATCCAGAAGAGATGCGATCAATGTTCGCGACTCTTGGCGTAGAGGGTGATGTTAATGATAGTTATTGGAAGCTGTACGTCCCTGCTGCTGATTGGCTGGAAGCGCACAAAATGCAAGTGAATAATGCACATGTTGGCGCGGTAATATTCCTTAGAAACCAAGGCCTTAAGGTAAACGCTGACAATATTGATTACGTTATCCAAAGCTCGAGGACCGACTAGTGCCGACAGTAAATGTTGATTATTCTAAGGTTGATATATCTAAACTCGAGAAAGATCAGTCACCTAGAGAGAGTAAGCTTAGAGAGTCGTGGAGTACCACAAAAGACACACCAGCCCCTCAGGCTGCGCACATCTCAAAGCTTGCTAGTGATACCGCCAATCCTGTCAGTCTCGTCAAAACTGAGACCAAGAAGATTGAGAACGACAAGCGATTTCAGGATATAGATAAGGCCCTGTCGAACGCTCCAAAAACTCAGCAGTGGTTTTCTAACCCGGAGAATATGGCTCAGGCTAAAGATGATGCGGAGCGGCTTGGATGGTTTGAGGGCATATTTAAAAACCTTGGCAAGTCAATGGGCGAGTCCCTAAAGCAGTCGACCACAGGCGTCGCTATGGGAAGCCTTGATGCTACTGCTGATTCGATCGACGACTTCGTTCCTATGGGGGCTCTACCGATGCAGGCTATGCCGGCTAGCATGGCTCCGATAATGTCGCTTGAGTTAACCTCTAATATTGGTGTTGAGTCTGACGAAGATCTCGCAGAGGCTAAAGACGAGGCCAAGACACAGCTAGTCATGGACTACATGCAGAGCGAAGAAGCCATTAAACAGATGACGCCGCAGGATTTAAGCATCGTGCAGAAGGGTATTCGAGGCGGGTTCCAATCATTGGTTATGCAGGCTCCAGGTTTTGCAGCTTCGCTACTGACTAAAAGCCCAGGGCCTATGCTGTCAATGATGACCAGCCAGGTCGGCTCAGAGTCGTACGCAAAAGCTCGTGCTGCGGGAAAATCTGTTGATCAGGCGATATTGTTCTCGGGCACCCAGGCGGCAATAGAATTTGCAACCGAGAAAATCCCGGCGACCGCCATGGTTAAGATGATGGGGCCTGGGTGGAAGAAAGAGCTGTCTAGGTTTGCTGCCGGAGAGATCCTTGGCGAGCAGGTTGCAACTATAGCTCAAAGCATTAATGAATATGCTCACGGCCTTGATGATGAGATGGCAAAAGCCAAGACCCTCGAAGATGTCGCCAGAATCCAAGCGGAGCGCCAAGCGGTAACGCTGATAAGCACGATTGTAAGCGGTGGAACTCAGGCGGGCGTTGTGTCAGGTATAGGCGCTATAGCAGAGAAGCGCGCAGCATCTGAAACCGATCAGGCAAGGCTTGATGAGATAGCTGAGAATGCCGGCAAGGTTTCCCTTAAGTCGATGAACCCTGAAGCTATGCGCGACGTTATCCGTCAGCAATCTGATGGGCAAGTGGTGTACCTTGATCCTATCGCTGCGACTGAGTATTTCCAGGGCGACAACGTAACCGAGGAGGATTTGCAAAAAGACTCAGTTAAGTTAATCGTCGACGATATCCCGAAGGCCTTGGATGAAGGTAGGGACATCGAAATACCTATGAGTGCCTATACGACGGATATAGCTGGCACTAGCATGGATGATTCACTTCGCTCTAGTATGCGAATAAATCCAACAATACCGACACCTGACGATATCAATAATCATAACTTAGAGCAGGAGTTTCAGGACGCCCTCAACGAAAGTGAAGAGGTAAGGTCGTCAGAGCAAGAAGTTTTTGATGATGTTAAGCAGCAGCTGACAGAAGTTGGCTTTAGGCCTGAAATAGCTGATCAAAATGCATTCGTTATTGAGGCGTTTTTTAGAACCCAGTCTCAGCGCGTAGGAGTCACCCCCAAAGAATTATACGATAATTACGGCCTACAAATACAAAATGAGACCCAAGAAATTATCAAAGGTGGGAACGTCTTTTCGCAGCTTGAAAGTCAGATAGAGTCTGCTCGAGAAGGGCAAGATAATGAAATGTCTACCATTTTGGAAAATGCCGGGATAGATATCGCCCAGGCAAACGAGGATATCATCTCGCAGCTTGGCGACACAAGTGGGAACGAAATATTTTTTAGACGTCAAGAGCCTGAAGAGGTTACAATAAGTGATCCGTTAGAGGGTGGAGATCAGAGCTGGCGAGACACTGATGTGCAAGCTACCCTAGAGGATGGCACAACCGAGACAGTAAAGGCGGGCGTAGCATTTGACGCCATAAACGCGCGAAAGAAAAGCGCGCAGCAAATTCTGGATTGTATCCGTGCGTCTTAAAAAGAGCGATATTAAACAAAAGCCTGACCCACTCGAGGAAAGGCTGCTAAGCGAAGTTAAGAAGGTCGTCGACAATCAAGAGAAGATGGCTAAAAAACTCGCTCGTCCCGTAGTCGTAAAGTCCAGCCCGCCAGCCCCGGCACCAGAAACCAAGCCCGCCCCGACTTATGTTTTCAATGTAGAGCGCGACCGATCCGGTAGAATCAAACAAGTAATTGCATCCCCGCAGGAAAACTAATGGCTTACGTAGTACCTGGCAGCTTAAAGATAACTAAGAAAGAGGATTACTCGACCAATATAACGGTCCAGCTATCCGAGCACGCAGAGAATGAGCTTTTAATAATCTGCGTGGAGTTCGATAACAACGGTTCTCTATCTGCTGACGATGGCACATGGACCGAGGAGGCTGAGCAGCTTATCGGCCCTGGTAGCTCAAAGGGTGTTATGGCGGTTTATTGGAAGGTGGCCGGAGCAAGTGAGACTAATCCGTCGTTCACGTTTAGCGGTACAGCTCGTGACTCTATGGCGTATTGCTATACAGTTCGCGGGGCTCCAACGTCTTCACCTATAGATGGTTCAGCATCAACAACAAACGATGCCCTATCTCACAATACTAATACATTTGATACGTCTGAAGACAAGTGTCTGATAATGGAATTCGTCTGCAACCGGATCAGTCTGACTGCTTACGTAAACGCGCTCCCTGGGGTGAATCTGGATAATATCGATAATAACGGTCTCCACCTCACAATGCAGATGGGATCTTGGTACCAGATGGAGGCCGGCACAACTACGTCCCATGAGTACTTTCAGGTCGCCGGCCAGGCTATGACAGGTTCAATATGTATCGCTATCAAAGACGACGGAGAGATAACCGGCGCGGTTGACGGCGTTAACGAGTGCGCAACGATAGTGCATCCGATGGTGGGCAATGCTGTCCAGTACGCCACAGGATCTGAGGGTATAACCGACCCGACCACATTTATGCCTGAGTTCGGCGAGAAGCGAACTATTACAGGGGCGACGCAAGACAACCCAGTGGTTATAACTTACACTGGCACGCAGTTTGCGGAAGATGACGACGTTTGGATTGACGGTGTTGTCGGGATGGTTCAAATTAACGGCCAAGAGTTTACTGCGGTAAATGTCACGGCGACGACTTTTGAGCTTCAAGGCGAGGATGGCACAGGGTACACCGCATACACGTCAGGAGGCACAGCCGCTAAGGCGACAACATATTTATCAACGACTGGTAATGCACGCGAGATTAATGGCCTGTTTGGTAAAACTTCGTGCGGGTTTAATGTCACCTCGTCAAGTTTTTACGACAAGCCGATACTCGCACAGCGTAGGTTATCCACAGATAAGGATTTGAGCGGGTCAATTATTGGTGTTTCGCTGTACGGCGACTCTCGTATGCCCGCTCCTGGCATCCCTGGGAAAACATTTGGCTTTGGGTCTGGGGATAACTCTGGGCAAAACACTGGGGCTAAGCTGTGGACACTTGAGAATTTTGACTCCACAGTAAGGTCGAACGAGGGTATATCGTTATTTGCTATCGATATCTCTCAGGGTGAGACCCAAGAGTATGGATCGTTTGACGCTACTGACGTGAAGCGAATAATGTTCGGCCAAGAGGTTATCCAGTCTTCGCTTGATGGCTGGGGTTTTGTATACGTCTACAACACGATGAATCTTATCGGTGGATCATCGACAATACCATGCTCATTCCAGGATGCCGCCAATCATGTATCAACGGGTGCGCTTCGTACCGTACGAAACCAGGGCGGTGCGGCTCGCGGCCAATTCTTCTCGATTCAAGACATTAATATTGGGGACGGATCAAGCGAAACCTATTTTGATGCAGAGAATCAGTCCCTGGAATTCCCGTCTGAATACAGCGATTCTACCGGCGAGATATCGATAAATGTCCCAGAGAGCGCTTACAAGTTCTCGATCAATGTTGGCGATGGCAGTACAGTAAAGCTAAACAACGTCACTATCAATATGGGTGACGACCACCAGTATGTTTGGGAGTCGACAACCTCGACAACTTCCACCACTTACGAAATGGTTGGCCATAAGATCATTAATGGTGATCCAAGCCTTTCGGATCTAGGCTACTCAGTTGGGGGTGTCTCGTTCACGAACACAAAAGAAGTTGTTAAGAACGACGCTGATCTGTCTGGAGGCTGCACGATTGCCGGCTGCAAGGACACCTATGCTATACGTATTTCAGGCGCAACCCAGGCGGCCCTACAGAGCGAGCTGAACGATATTGCGAACATGACTCTACTGTCCAATGATTCGGCCCTACGCATTGAATACACTGGGACAGGTGACATCACATTAAACTTTGACGCGATGACCTGGACGTCAAACACGGTCGACATTCACTACAACTCTACAAACTCAAGCACTCTGACGGCCAATATGCAGAACGGCTCAAACGCATCTACTTCTGCGGTTAGTGGGTCTGCTGTAGCTGTCGTGATATCCAATGATGTGACGTTTACGATAAATATAAACGAGGCAGGCGCTGAAATAACATTGCTTGAGCGTGGCACTCAGACCGAAGTTTTTCACGTGGAAACAGCCTCGACTAGCGAGAATTACACGTATACTTATTCAACAGATTTAGAGCTTGATATCCAAGTATATAAGCCTGGATTTAAGGGGTTTTGGGATGATACGCAAGAGCTGAAATCGACAAACCAAACGCTATCCGTAGCACTTGAAGAAGAGCCCGCGAGTCAGGTTGCATAATGGCAAAGATTACCGATTATACAGACCTAAATGACGGCACCGAGTTTGATGTTGACCTTGGCGCATCTACGGTTGAGCTGAATATTGCTGGCAACCTATCTAATGACGGGGTGACCGGGCAAGCTTTATTCTCAGCGCTTGAGGATCTGTGGAAGACCGGCGCGACACACAACCGGTACAGATGGCCGTTCGCGCAGGCTGTTGGTGAGCTCGCGACATCTTTAGAGATGCAAGGCGGGTGGGTTAATGCGGACGCTCAGACGTTAACACTTATTAGAGATTCCGGGCTTCGATTTAGGTCTGGATATGGTGCGGGCGCAACAGTAACAGATGAATGGTGTTGCTTGGTTCAGTCCGGCGATTTTGCGCTGGCAAGCACTCAGCCATATGTATTACTTGACACCGATACGGCTCCGACGAACCTGAACTTTACTGGCGTATTTAACGAGCTTGTTAAGACCTTCGATAGCGGAGGTGATGACGATCGCGGCAGCATGAAGATCTACGCGCGCGAAGAGGGGTATACCTACGGGTATTACAATCTCACCGTCGAGCAAGAGCTAAGTTCAATATTGCCTGTTGCCTACCTTGTTCCGATGTCAACAGAGGCAGATAGCAACTGGAACACCACCGACGCAAATGTCGCCGCTGACGCCCCATACACCGGAATGACATGCTACACCACAATAAATGGCACAGGTTTTGCTGCTGCTTCTGCCAAATCATATGTGCTCGACGAGGTAGGTCAGGACGGAGCAGGCCGCTGGTTTATATGCACATCTGCAGGAACTCTTGACGCTGCAGGAGTTGCCGACTACACAAACAACGGTGGAACAGGAACGTTCGGAGCCTATTCTGGTGAGCGTAATATCGACGGGTCTTATTATGCCTACAACAAATTTATTGACGGCAATAGCGGAACTAAAGGTCAGGTCTGGGAATATCATCAATACCAGCTGCGGCAGACAGGCCATATAGATCAAAACCCAGATATAACACAGCGAGGAGATACAGCAGAGGCGCTGCTAGAGTGGATAGGAACGACACTAAAAACTGAGACCGGTGTTTATGTTGATAACTTCCTGCCGGCTGAAGGCCCTGAATACATTTTTACTGATGTTAATGGCGTAGAGAGAACGATAGCTGACACTGTAATAGTTAGCGCGCCAAATCTTATCGACGATACTAGAGTTAGATTATACAACGTTACAGCTGCGTCAGAAATGGAAAACACCACAGTCTCCGGTGGTAGTGGTTACTCGATAACTCTTGAGCCTGGTATTGATTACACTATCGGCGATAGTATTGTTTTACTTGCTGCGTACCAACAAGGCGGCACCGCAAAAAGAATATTTCGTGGAACCGCAGTAATGTCCACAGCTGACGTGACTTTTACTGACTCCCAGTCAGACTGGGATAACCCAGGTCCAAATACTTTAGGTATTGATGGCGACACCGTAGATGAATGTGAAACTGACTATGTTGAGGTTCAGGTCGAGGTTGATGACGCCGATGACTCGACCACAAAAGCCAGGGTTGCGGCGTTTATTGTTGACGCGATGCAGACCGAAGAGGGCATTAGGAATTGGGTAAGCCTCGACGGCGAGCCTGTAATTGTTTACACAACGAACTCCGCTGTCTCAATCCGCACTGCAGTTGCATCGGTTGAGGTGATTAACACTAAATCCCTCAGCAAGCTGGTTGTTGATGATTCCTTTGAATTCGATTGGGATGACGGCCTATATCATGTCGATGCGATATTAGGCTCTTCTATTGTCTGGATTGCGCCTGATAAAGTTTTACTCGAGGAGACGGGCGTCTCAGGTTTAACGCCAGAGGAAAGCGCAGACCTTGCAGCTATTGGAACGGTTCAGGATGATGTCGAACTAATCGTTCAAGATCGAGGGCTTGATGCATCTAACCCGAAAACAATCACAGAAAACACCGAGGGCAGCTCTTACGACGAGACGTTTGCATCGGTGACTAAGGAGGTGAGACGAAGTGGCGCGACAACCACCATCACGAGGACGGCCTGATCGAGAACGTCCAGATAGACCAGATAGACCAGATAGACCAGATAGACCAGATAGACCAGATAGACCAGATAGACCAGATAGGCCAGATAGGCCAGATAGGCCAGATAGGCCAGATAGGCCAGACAACTCTGAGAATGACAGACACCCAGGCAACAGGCCTCGAAGAGATCCCCGGTCCAGGCCTGCGGATAAAGATGACCCTGGCGGTGAGACAATAACGGTAAATGTGTATCGCAATAACATCCTAGAATATTCTCGCCAGTGCGTGGTTACATCAACGAACGGGCAGCGGCGATACCGTACTGATGATAACGACGAGACCAGGGTGCCGAGGAACGCAACACCTGTAGATATTGCCGCAAGGCTCTTAAGAGGCAAAGGTAACAGATGATACTTAACCCGATAGCAATAGCGACAGGAGGTTATGTACCTAATAACTATCCGCTGGCTATTGCTTCGGACGGTTATATTGATTTGGATGGCGACGGGCCTCCTCCTGATGTAACAAAGTCATACGGCTACTTAGAGCCTAGACTTAAAAAGAAAAAATACGACGACGATGAAGTCGTTCTAGCCTGCATTAAAGCATTTATGAATGAGGTGCTAAATTGAGTTTTGCCAAGTGTTCAAGACAGTCAAACATGTCGTCGGAAGACCTCGCCGATATTCGCGAGTACATGCAAAACGCAGAGACCGAAGAAGCTGGCGTGCAAGCTTACATCGACGACCTTGATGTAGATATTCAAGACCTTCGCCGACAAACAGGAACTGATCTGGTAACGGAAACTCGAGAGCGCGACCCTGAGGAAATTAAAGGGGAAACTGTCGACCTTATAAATCAAGCCAGAGAGCAGAGGCTTGCGCAAGGAAAATCAAAACCTCGCGGCTACTTCAACGCCGACACGAATGAGATAACGCTTACGCCTAAGGCAGACCTATCTACATTTGTGCATGAGTCTGCGCACTTCTTCTTGGAAATCTACCGAGACCTTGCCGATCGATCACCTGAAATAAAATCAGACCTAGAAATAATTAATAATTGGGCGGAATCGCAAGGCAAGAAATCAGATCGAGATGTTCACGAGCTTTTTGCTAGCAGCTTTGAAAATTATTTAAGAGAGGGAAAGTCGCCTAGCCAAACATTAAAAACTGTATTTGATCGATTTAAGCAGTGGCTAACGTTCGTCTATAAAAATATGTCCGACGTATTTGGCCGCAATGGCATGCAGGTGCCAGAGTTCTCGCCAGAAGTTCGAGATGTATTTGATAGGCTGTTGGCTACTCAGCAAGAAATAGAAGTCGCACAGAGGGAGCAGTACGGGCCGTCTACGGTTGACGCCTTCGAGATGACACCTAAGCAAGCTTTAGAATATCAAGTTGCCTCTGATGCTGCAGCCCTAGAGTCTGATGCTGAAATAACAAAGTCAGCTATGGACGAGATACGCAGGCAAAAAACAAAGTTCTGGCAGGGTGAGCTCAAAAAGACAAAACAGGAGGTCGAGCAGGAGATATCAGCGCGACCTGAATACAAGGCTAAGGACTACTTAACCAAAGCCCCTGAGGGCGAGCCTACAATAAAGATTAACTCTGAATACCTGAAAGAGGTCTACGGCGAAAAGGTCCGCCGAAAGCTCCAGCATCAAAGCTCAAAAGACGGAAGCCACCCGGATGACGTCGCGTCGATATTTGGCTATAACACTGGCGACGAGCTCGTCAATGCGCTGAATGATACGATGACGAAGGCGCAGCGTGAAACGTTCGTGAATGAAACTGCTAACAACCGCATGAAAGATATCCACGGCGACATGATGACGGATGGAACCATTCGGGCTGAGGCTCAGGACGCTGTGCACAACACTATGCAGGCCAAGAAACTTGCGCTCGAGATCGACATCCTTAACAGTAAAGTAGGCAAGAACTTCGCGAAGTCCGGCACCAATGCCAGCGTTAGAGCTTCATATAAATTCGCCGCTGAAAAGGTTATCTCAAATACACCTATATCAAAGATAAAGCCTAACGCTTACTTGCGTAACGAGCAAAAGCACGGGCGAGAGGCTATACGCCATGCAGCTGACGGTAAGTGGGTGCAAGCTCGGGCATCGAAAGAACGCCAGTTAAAACAGTTCTATCTGTATCGCGCGGCTCATGATGCGCTAGTTAAAGCAGATAAGGATCGAACCCGCATCAACAAGATGCAGACGACGAAATATAATGCTGGTCAGGTTCATAAAGATTACATCCAGGCGCTTAAGCTGCTTCTTAGTGCTTACGACACCAGGAAGAATCCGGCAGATACTCAAGGCAGACTAAAAGCTGTAAACGATTTCATTGCTGCTCAGAAAGAGGCTAACCCTGATCTGGTTGCCGGCTCGCTTCTGTCTGAGATTGTAGACTGGCGAAACATGAGCCCGAACGATTTGAGCAGTCTGCGAAATGCTGCAGAGAACTTGCTTAAGATTGGCAAGGCCAACAGCAACGAGCAGAAAGCCGAGTTTGCAAAGTTAAGAAATAGTATTGTTGACCATATAGAAGCCAATACCAAAAACCCTAAGATTGATACTCACTCATCTTCGGTGATATCTGAAGTCAAAAGGTGGGGCGCTGAGTTTGACGCGTCACACACCAAGCTCGAAACTCTAATACTTAACGCTGACGGCGGAGAGCGTGGGCCGCTTTATAATGCAGTATTTAAGCCGCTTTGGGATGCTCAGCTTGCAGAGGTCTCACGAGGAGAGGCTGAGCACAAAGAGCTTGCTGAACTGTTCGCTGATTTCGATTACATGTTTAACAGCATGCGCGCTTCTCTGCGTGATGTTGGCCTGTCTAAATATGTTGATACGTACGATATGCCAGTGGGTGGTATGGGTGGGACTATATCACTAACTCGTGGCGAGCGTTTAGTCTTGGCTTTGAACTGGGGCAACGAAGGAAACCGCGAGGCTCTTCGCTTGCAGCAGAACAGAGCTATGGATGATGCGCAGGTTTTGGCGGCCATAAGCACGCTAAACAAAGAAGAGCTGCAGCTTGTTAATAAGCTGTGGGAATATGTTGATAAATTCTACCCTGAGGTGTCTAAGGTTGAGCAAGAAGCCACGGGTATTGCGCCTGCAAAAGTTGAGGCTTCTCCGTTCGAAGTTAATGGCGTCCAGATGCGTGGCGGCTACTACCCGCTAATGGGTGACTCAAACACCAGTTTCAAACAGTCAATGCAGGATATTGATCAGCGCGCCGAGAAAATGAAAATGGGCGGCTCGGTGAGGTCGTCTACTAAACATGGCTCGACTATTGAACGTGTTGATTTCGGCGGTAAAGATGTAACGCTATCGATTGATGGTTTGTTTAAGCATGTCGACGGCGTGGTTCATGATATCAGCCACCGGAAAGCGGTTATGGACTCAGACAAGATACTGCGAAGCGAGCCAATAAAAAGCGCTATATCTGGAAAGGTCGGCAAGGCTGGCTATAAGGCTATCAACGATACGATAACTCGATTAGCTGCAGGACAGATACACCCTTCAGACTTGGCTGCTTTAAATAAGATTTTCCGATGGTCCCGGATGGCTACATCATTCGGAGCCATGGGATACAGCGTTCGAACGGCTCTAGCTAACGTTACCGGTGTATTCACTTCGGCGGCTGAGGTAGGGAACAGGCGTATGGCTACGTCGATCATGAACCAGATGTCTAACCCTAACCGCACTGCGCGAGAGGTTGAGGCAAAGTCTAAGTATATGACCAATCGAGCCAAGACCTTGAACCGTGACATCTATGAGGTTCTAAGAAACCTCAAAGGTAACAGCAAGTGGAACACAGTTAAGGCAAATGCTTTCTGGATGGTGGCTCGCGTCGATGCAATGGTTTCTCGAGCGACCTGGATGGCGGCATATGACAAGGCTCAAGCCTCAGGAATGACGGAGAAGGAGTCGATATTTGAGGCAGATCGGACGGTTGTCAGAACGCAATCTAGCGGGCTTAAAATTGATTTGTCTGCAGTTGAGGATACCAGCGAAGCCATCAAAGCTATATCGCCGATGTACACCTATTTTAACGCCGTCCTGAATATGGTTAAGCGAAAGAAAATACAGCTTCGCCATGGCAAGATAAACCGCTGGGAGTACTTCAACGCTCTGGCTATGATCCTAGTTGTTCCTGCGTTGGTTGAAGAATTGATGTTTGGCGGCGCCGATGAGGATGAAGATTCTGAAGGCATGGCCAAGCGATACACAGGAGCCGTTGCAAGCTTCTGGGCCGGACAGTGGTTTGGTGTTAGGGAGCTTGGTAGTTGGGTTAAATACGGTCAGACATTCGACACCCCTATGCAGTCCACGCTTACAGCGCTACCCATGGCAGTAACTGAGATGGCAAAGATTGCAGCCAGCGAAGAGGAAGATTTTGATAAGGCGACATTGAGAGCTTTAACTCAGGCCGCGCCGGTTCTCGGATTCCCTTCTGGCGCGCAGGTCAACAGAACAATCGGCTTCCTTATGGACCTTGAAGAGAGCGGCGAGGATATCTCGTTGTACAATGTTCTGCTTAACCCGGATAACTCATTTGGCTTCAAGGCGATCGTCACCGGAAAGCTCGATAAGAAAACAGACCTTGAGCGGGTCGTAAATCCTGACTAAAATAGAATCAAAAACGAGGCTATGCAATGACTATACCAGCAGGTCAAACAAGTATTTCTAGGGGAGTCGGGAACGGTACGGCTGACACCTTCGACTACGACTTTAAGATTTCCAACAAGGCAGACCTTAAGGTTACTACTACAGACACCCTGAACAATAATACTGTTTTGGTGGTTGATACTGATTACACGGTCTCTGGCGTCGGAGATGATGCCGGCGGTGACATTACTCTAACCGCTGGACCTCTAGCGGATCAACACAGAATTACGATCGAGGACAATGTAGAACTTTCGCAGCTTGTGCCATTTGGTCGTCAGGGCGAATTCTATGCCAGCACTCACGAGAGCGCTTTCGATAAGGCAACTCGGCTGATTAGAAAAGGCACTTCAGATAACAGCTTGGCGCTAAGGGTTTCATCTACAGTAGCCAACTTCGACACCGAGATAGAGGGGGCTCCTTCAGCTCTTGAGTATATCCGTGTTAATGAGGACGGCGACGGTGTTGAGTTCGTCGGATCTCAGGAGATATCGACATCGATTGCATATAGCAATTTTGTAAATGATTTATATGTTGCTGCTGATGGAGATTTTGTCGCGGGTTCGACAGCCCAGCTTACACTTAGCTCCGCTCCAGGAGTTAAAGCAAATATGTGGGTTTACTTCGATAGCAGTCCTGTTTCGTCTGAAGACTACACCGTTATCGGTACGATCGTAACATTTAATGACCCCATTCCAGGCGGGACAGCAGAGGTCGAGATTAAGCACGGGACCGCCGTTGATAGCGAACTTCCTACACAAGACTCAGGGCGTCCGGTTATTAAGTTTGCAAACGAGGCAGACCTTACGCTTGACCCTGATCATGTTGGCGCTTATTTGCGGTTTACTGGCGATACAGAAACAATTATCACTGTCCCGCATAATGACGATGTGCCGTTTGCTGAGGGGTCAGAGGTTCACGTAAGGCAGGCGGACACTGGGCAGGTTTCCCTATCTGCTGCTGCAAACGTAACGGTTAATGCACCTGTTGGTGCTAATCTCTATCTAGCGGGCAACGGGGCTACCATCACCGTCAAAAAAGTCGATGACAACGAATGGGACGCCTTCGGGCAGTTTACGGAGGTTTAACCATGCCAGTCCCAGGAATTACTGCTAGCAACCCCACTGCAAACGACGCCGGCATAGATGACTGTATTATCGTCGACAACAACAACAATCCTATTGCTGATAATGGTAAGCGGCTACTAACCTATAAAGCATGCCAAAACCCTTTGGTTTATTCTGAGGGTGACACGATTTATTTAGACGCAGGGACTACTAATTCATCAGTAAGAACTATCACGACAAGGGACGGATACAATTACATCAAGTTTAGCGGTACACGTGGTACATACAATGAGTACGACTGGAACGGAGTTCTGCTGGATCAGATTGTTCTAAACGTTGGTAGTGAGACCCCGGAAGACGGGCATATTGAATACTATCAGCCTGGTAAATATTTTACGGCTAACTCTGGTAGAAGTGGCGTAATACTTTTAGATGACACCGACGCGCCGCAAACAATAATAAATCAGTTTTTTGACGATTTTGGTTTTGACCATGATCTTGGTTTACTTTTCTTAACGCATAATGTCGGTGTAGCATGGTTTCTTAAAGCTTATGACCCTAACGATTCTTTTAATCAAGTAGCCAGTATAGAGTTGACAGCTCTTACGGGTTGGACCGATTTGTTTTCAGAAAGAAAACCTTTCGGCGTGGCACCTAAAAACGGAATAATTTATTTTAACCGCTGGCCAAGCCCAAACAGAGGTTATACAAAGTACAACTACAATACAGGCCTTATCGAAGAGCAGCAGACCTGGGATTCCGGTCTCGACCCAGCGCCCACATCTAGGTTTAATAATTTTCTCTCTATTGAGATGCAGAATTATTTTACTCGCTACTACTTCGAGGACTCATCGAGCTGCGGGCCATCATCCTCGGTAACCTCGCCGGTCGGGTGGACAGATAGGAGCACGGGAATATTTTATGTCGGCTCAGGAAACGAGCCAAGCGGCACACAAACGTCGCTCCATCATCCATTTGATGGGGACATATGCGGGTTCAGAATATCCAATACGGCCAGGTATGGTAAGTCTAGATATACACCTCCGACTTCCCCTAAAGCCCTTGATGGCAACACTGTTTTGCAAATGGATTTAGAGTCTGATTTCACTGAGTCGAACGGCCTTACAGTGGTCACTACTGGATCGCCAAGCATAGAGACTGCCAGCCCTCCTGGTGATTACTCGGGTTACACCGAGTTTAATACGACAGATTGGTTTGCGGTCACTGTCGGGTCAACTGATGAAGACCTTGGTGACAGCTGGACTATTGAGGCGTACGTACGACGACGAAACACATCCGACAACAACGGGAAAATATTCGGATACGGCCCACTGTCAACATCATCTCAAGATACTTTTATAACGCTTCTAGCTAATAATAAATTCAGTTTTCAGTACGACAATAACGTTGGTACTGTTCCTGATGATGATCTGGTTATTGATTCCGTAGAGATCCTTGAGGAGGAGTGGTACTACATATCAATCACATGCCGGCCATCCGGTGATGATTTCGAATATACCATGCATATCGACGGTAGATATGTTCAAGCGTCAAAGTTCCTTTAATTAAAGCGGGATAAAAATATGTCCGAAAGAAAACAGATTAGCGACTTCGACGCAATCGGAGAAGCTGTAACAACTAGCAACATAGTTCACACCAAAGACTCAGGTGGCGTCGATGTCACCATGACGATAAGCGATATCGTTGGCTTAACTCCAGACCCGCAGCCATCGGCTGGGACCATGGTCGCTGCTGATAATATTGTTTTTGCTGACGGCTCTGACAATCAGACAATTAAGCGCGAAAGTCTTGAGAGTTTTAAGACTCTGCTGAACGTCGCCACTATTACGTCGGATTTCTCGACTGACGGATACGCTGACGTTGGCGGCTTGCAAATACGATGGGGAACGGGAGACTCAACGACTGACTCCGCGCAATCATTTAACTTTGCACAAAACTTCAGCAACGAATGCTTTGGGGTGTTTACAAACACCATCACAGAAACCAGGTTCGCTTTGTCGGTTTCCTCTAAAGCCGTATCCAATTTCACAATTAACCGTAGTGACGACATTGACGGAACTGTACAATTCAATTGGGTAGCAATAGGACACTGATCGAAAAAGACTGCAATGTTGGGCGTTTTTGACATTGGATAAAAGGTCGGATCAAGTAAGATTGTAGTTTTATTTGACATGTTAAGCGGTATCTACAGCTGGTACGAATAGGAAATTTGTATTGCTGTGCATGACTCATCCGTTCTTTAGTATTAATCTATAAAGGAGCGTTGTTATAATGACAATGTTAGCCCGTATTCCGCGCGACAGTAGCCGTGTGTATTACCAATCAGAAACTTGTCAGGATGAGCCACTTATGTCTGATTCCCCTAGCCACCAAGAAGTCAAAGAAATGATAGATGAAGCCTTCGAAACGAAGGGCAAGCAGTCAATGAAGGCCGCCATTAAAGAGTGGCAAGAGGAGTACCGACTGGGGCCTCACCATTTCGTATGGATAGAAAACCAGTATACTAAGGCTATTTCTAGAGAGACCTTGATCCGCAGAATAATTATTGCATCAATCGTCACGGCTGCTATAACTGTTGTTTGGGGCTCCGCTAAAACCTGGATATATCAGCAGGCTATAGCGGAGATGGAGAACCACCAAAAAAAATAAAACTTTTTTATCGGATGAAACATGGGTAAAAATATTCCAGGACTGCAACAAAGTCGCACTTTGACCGAAGATGATTCGGTTATCGTTTATGAGGGGACAATCGGCGGCGCAGAAGAGAACGGCGTCAGAAAAGAGGCTAGCTTGGGGCAGATAAAAGAAGCTGTCGGAGTTCTGGCTGGCTGGATAGATTACAATGATACGACTGGTGACATTTCTCTCACCTCGGAAACTTGGACATCGATACCTAATAACGGCCTTGGAGCATTTTCCAACAGCCAATATAAGCCCTCAGGTGTTACTGAATTGATGGATACCTCAACAGGCAAAATAGATCCCACAGAGCTTGCGCTTGGTGATTTCATTTTTATAAGAAATGACTTTACAGTTAACCCCACAATCAATAACAGCTCTTTAGAGTTCCGCTACACTCTCGGCGCTGGCGCAGGAGCTTACACGCTAGAACAGTCTCTTGGAAGGCTTGACAGGGGGTCAGGGATTAATTATAGGTTCTCACTTAGGATTGACTCTATATACATGGGGGACACCAACACAAGGGACAATCATATAGGACTTGAAGTAAAATGCTCATCTAACGCAACCCTTAATAATGCTGGCTCAGTTATCGAGGTGATAAAGCAATGACGGTAAAAGTTTATCGAGATTCTGATGCTAATGCAGTTATCCTTGAAACAGGCTCTGACGGCTCAATAGGAATGCGTTTCAACAATGAAATGCGCGCCATAGGAAATGGTGATGGAACCTGCTCAATATTAAACCCACCAAAATCTACAGAAGATATTGATTACGAGGAGTTTTCCAACGTTCCTTTTGCCGAATTTGTTGACGAGAACGGAGACGCTTTAGGTGCAAATGAGGAAGACGCTTGTAACGAGCTAAACTCAATTCTCAGGCAAACAGGTGGCGCCTCTGGAGATGCGCCCGTAATCACCTCAGCTACCGCTATAACTGTCAGCGATGGTGATACTGTTAACTATACATTGACTGCAACTAACGGTGTTGGGTATGAGTGGGCGGATATACCGTCTGGATTATCTATTCAAAATGGCAACCCGAGAAAGCTTATTGGGACAATCACGGGCGGAGCTGGAACTTACACGCCCAGCATGACCGCAACCAATTACTACGGGCAAGACACTGAAACCTTGACTATAACGGTAACTTCTAGTTTTGCTAACACAAAATCAATAGACTTTGAAAACCAGGATTATCTAGGGGCCAATGCATCATTGCTGGACTCTGAGTTAGGGAGATCCGGCAATGGGTCTGGCTCGGGTGATGCCTGGACCATACACTTGTGGTTTAAACCGGGCACCAATTCTTCTGGGCAAACTATTTTCTATTTCGGAGATAACGATATTGCTAACGGTGGTCACATTAACGTGCGTTTCTTAGGAAGCAACGACAATGTGCGTTTACAGTACGGTAGCAATAATAACTGGCTAAGATACCAGTCTGCTAATAACAGCGTGCCTGCTGGAAGTTGGACGCATATTATGATGTGTTACGACGGAGGTACTACAGGGGCCTCTAGTGGATCGTTAAATGATTACTACAGCAGGTTCACTATATTTATTAACGGCGTTGACGCATCTAGTAGCGGTACATGGTCCCATAACAACTACGGATACACTGGCGGAATTGACCCGGATAACTTAAGAGTAGGTCGTTACTCTGGCGGTAATTACTTAAAAGACTCTAAGGTAGACGAGATCGCCATCTGGGGGTCTGACCAATCATCAAATATTGCAACGATTTACAATTCTGGAACCCCGCACGACCTATCGCTATTAGGGACAGCCCCTGACCACTGGTGGAGAATGGGCGACGGTGATACGTATCCGACAATACAAGACAATATCGGTACAGCACATTTTATTATGTATAACATGACTGCAGCCGACATTGTAAATGATGTCCCTTAATTGGCTTAAAAAATCCCCCGCCGGAACGGGGGCAAAGTCTCCCAGGGCTTAAATGATATCGTCGTCACTTGGCGGAGGCGGGTTGCCTTCGTCGTGAATAACTTCGGCTTCGATTACGTCACCCATAACGGCCTGTGCCGCTTTTGTTTGCTGCTTGGGTTCCTCGGTCTTAATATCTACGGTTTCAACTTCCTCGGCCTGGGACAGGTCATAATTTTCGTTGTCATTATCAAACATTTGATCGATGTCAGCGCTTGATGGCAGATATTTGGCGATGCGACGTAGAACTGTTTTCTTTGCCATCTCCTCAGGCCACTGCTTCCATGGGCTGCTTCCCGAGCTAGCTGAACGGCTTACAGACTTAACTTTATCTATCTGTTTCATGTTCATGATCTCTACAACGTAGCTGCCGTCTTTCATCTTGGCCACGGCATAAACCCCAATCATCTCTCCCCGATCTCCGAACCATTCGGGGCTATGTTTTGGAACGTCATCCATTGCAGGGTTATATTTAAATGGGTCGTTATGGTGAACTGTTTCAGCAGTTATAGTTGAAATCTGTCCGCTGTTTCTAAGCTTCTTGAGAACTCCATTTACCATCGGCATGTATTGCGCTTGGCCTTTAAACTGGACCAAAGCGGCTTCACGCCCATCTATAACTAGCCCGTCCTGTGCTGCCTTTTGGCAGGAGTTTAATATAGACTGTCGGTTGCACTTGAGTATATCCGGGTTGTTTTGCACAGCGCCTACAATAGTGCGCATGAACTTTTTAACTTCTATATGAGCCGGTAGAACAGACTCAAAAGTTTTTTTGTATGGCGCTAACTCTCTAGCAAATTGATCCACTGGGGTTAATTGTGTCATTTTTTATTTTTCCTCTTTTTTAGTTACTTTAAATATCCGATAGCCTTTGCGGCCTCCGATTTCTTGCCCGACCATATCCTCGGTTATTAACTTTGGAGGCGTGTCTTTTGTTACTCCGCAGGATATTGAAAAGTTGCCAGCTCGAACTTTGCTGGCAGTGCCAATCTTCTGAAGCATTACAGCCTTTACCGATTGCTGCTGGGCTTTCAGAAATTTAATTTCATTTCCCCATTTCTGATAATTCTCGAGCATCGCAATAGATTCGTCACAATCATCATCTTCTTCGGTGTCATATATCTCGCCCGCAACAGCGTTACTATAAAGCTCTGATATTATTTCAGCGTCGCGCCTGAAGTTTATTTCAGGCTCTCGGTTATTATCAAACCCGTCCCAAAATTCAGCTATCTTTTTTTCTAGCGCCCTACCAAAGCCTTCGTCTTTATCTCTAAAAATAAGTTTTAATTCGTTGCCGCCGACAAGGCACGCAATTATTGTCCCTGGCGCATTACAAACATGCATTTGATGCTGCACTTGTGTTTCGATATGCACAGGCGCTTCGAATTCCGTCCACTTATCTCGGTACTGAATGAAGTCAACATTCTTGCATTCGATTAACCATCCCGCGTATTCGCCTTCGGTTACAATCCAGTCGAACGACGACCCCATTCTTACCTTTGGCAGGCATACATAGTCTTTGAATTCTTGCCCTTCGCACATTATTTCGTCTAGCGCTAGCCGAGCAATAACAGGCTCTATTAATCGTCCAACCTTCATTCTAAAATTGTCAGATATACCATAAGGCTCGTCGGCTTTTTTGCGATGGTATAGTTCGAATTCTGTTGAATATGGCGACAGCCCGAACAATGCCGGCGACTCTGTACTGTTAATGTTTTGATGGCGAAGCTTTAGCCATTCTGATTCGTCGATATCTTTATGAGTTTCCATGTCTATCCCCTGGTGTTTGTTTTTGTAACACTCGAGAATTAGTATGGTCTCACATTAGGGGCCTGTCAAGATTAATATTTTAAATAATTCCAAACCCTTGATAGTAAAGCTTAACTCCAGCCTTCTCGATAACAGTCTCAAGATCCTCATCTAGGAACTTAGCGATAGAAACAGCTTCCTTTAATTGTAGCCTTCTATCACCATTCAAAATGTTAGTTACGGCGCTAGGGTCTAGCTTCATATGTTTGCTTAAGTCTCTTTGTGACTTTCTCTGGTCTCTCAGCTTATCAACAAACCATTTTTTATCTACTGACATAATGCTCACCTAAAAATAAATATTGACGTTCTCACTAGTGGGAACTATAATTTGCCTAAACCACAACAAAGTGAGGCTATCATGCCAGGTATAAAAAAAGATTTACAGCCAAAAGTTCTAGAAGAGTTGCGCCGTCACGGCAATGTAAGCAGGGCCGCAAGAGCTTGCGGAATCAATCGTAGAACAATTAGCAAGTGGGCTAATAACGACAACGTTTTCAAAGCTGCTTTTGATGCAGCTAAATCTGAGGGAAAAAAGTAATGGTTAGCATGCACAAAAGAATTAAAGCAGTTGTCGATAGTTGCGAGACTGTTGAGCACGTTGATAACGCGAAAAAGTACATCGAAATCTGCGGTAAAAATAAAACTATAGACGCTGACCTGGCCATCTGGTGGCTTGGTTATGCCGAATGCAAAAAGGGCATGCTAGGAGGCTCTACAAATGATGCCGAGGTTTTACGCGATAGAAATGCTCAGAATGAACAACAAAAAAAGAAGCCTTCGAATACATGAAGAAGGATGTGCCGCCGATATGGCATGACATCATCATCACCTACATGCGTATGTGGTGGAATGATCGAGACGAAATAATAAAAAAAATAGACGCCAGAAAGGCGCAGAATTCCAGGAATTACAAATGATAACGCTATACGACCACCAGAAAGAAATGGTCGGCAATGTGAGGCAGGCATTTCGTTACGTCAGAAATGTATTGCTTCAGTCTCCGACCGGATCAGGTAAAACGGTAATGGCTGCCAGTATGATTCATAGCTCTGTAGCCAAGGGTAATAAGGTTTTCTTCATATGTCACAGAAAGGAGATCCTTGACCAGACATCGCTGACAATGGAAAAGTTTGAGATAGATCACGGATTTATAGCTGCAAATTATCCGGTTAACTATTTTAAACAAGTTCAGTTATGCAGTATTGACACTTTAAAAAATAGACTTGAATCGATACCTAAGCCAAATCTGTGTATATGGGATGAATCGCATCATATATGCGCGGCAGGGTGGACCAAAGTGCATGAACATCTGTCTAGCTCATATCATCTCGGGTTGTCAGCAACGCCTTGCAGGCTTGATGGCAAAGGTCTTAACGAGCGGTTCGATTTCCTTGTTCCAGGACCGCAAACATCCTGGCTTATTGACAATGGTTATCTTGCCGATTACAGGCTTTTAAATCCAACGCGCCCAGACATGTCTGGGGTCGGCATATCGATGGGTAAGTTTATTTCATCGCAGTCTGAGTCTGTAATGGATAAGCCATCAATAATGGGGAACATTGTCGAGACATGGAAAAGCGTAGCAAGCGACAAGTTAACTATAGGGTTCGCGGTTAGCCGCAAGCACTCGCAGAAAATAGTGGATGCGTTTAATGATGCTGGTATTCCGGCTGTTCATCTTGATGGCGAGACACCTAAAGCGGAGCGCAGGGATAAGCTTAGATCGTTTGCCAGGGGAGATATTCGTATTGTTTTTAATGTAGGCCTTTTTGGTGAGGGCTTTGATATCTCAGCAAACTCAGGGATGGATGTGACTGTGGGCTGTGTTATAGATGCAGCTCCAACTATGGCATTAGGGGCTTGGCTTCAGAGGTGCGGACGAGCCTTAAGGAAGCAGGAAGGGCGAGCAATAATAATTGACCACTCAGGGAACTCTATGAGACACGGAATGCCGTGCATGGATAGGGTGTGGACTTTAGAAGGTAAAAATCTAAATAAAAAGGAGAGGGAAGAGGAGGAGGCTAGCCTACCTATTAAGCAGTGCCCTAAATGCTACGAAGTTCATCGGCCTTCACCTTCTTGCCCGTCATGCGGTCATACCTACGAAGTTAAACATATGAAAATCAAAGAGATCAGCGGCGAGCTTAACGAGGTTGACCCAAAAGAACTTAGAAAGCAGGCAAGAATGGAGCAGGGCCAGGCCGGAACTTTGGCGGAACTTGAGGCCTTAGCAAAAGCTAGAGGTAAAAGCCCGAGAATGGCCCAACACATCCTCCGCGCCAGAGAAGAAAAGAAAAAACTACAAGATGAATTATTTAATTTGTCAGTAGGTGCAAAAATAGTGGGAATTGATCTAGGATTAAATAGAAGGGAAATCAATAAATTAAAGCCGAAAGCGCTCAAGGAAAAAATAGAATGGCTAAACGATCAAATGCGGGATTCTCCGCAATTCAATTGAGGGAGTGATTATGTCTAAAGATACAAAGCAGTTTTTAAAAGACTTGTCTATATGGGTATGGCTCGTGTTCGGGCCTGCAATATTGACTAATGGGGTTGTTGAATTTATGTGGGCTTACGGGGTTTATTGATATGAATTGGATAACAGAAGACGAAGAAGAGTTGCTTTCCAGCAAGAAAGATAAGACTGTCGGCAATATCGATTTTATGGATGTTGTATGGGTTGTTTCGTCGCTGGCTTTGTTTGGTGTTTTTGTTTGGTTTAGGGGTTAAATATAGGAAGACTGCTATATGAGGAGGATGGATTGATATGAATTTATATGATGAATTAGAAAACGCAAAAAACAGATGGAAGTTTATTGTTGATAACGCAGCAGCTTTCAAACGCTCGGGCGCTACAATTGTTATGGATAACGACATGACATGGATTAGGTTCCCGTATGATGAAGAGGCTGACGAATCCCTTACAGTAGGTTTGCCGCCTATTGGACAGCAGCCCGGCACAATACAAATTCTTGATGCTCTAGGCATTGATTCAGAATATTGCTAATAAGTTAAACAGGAGAATGATATGGATAACTACACACTTCCAAGCGGCAAAGCGTCCATTGAAGGGCGTGTGGATGGATTTGGCGATTACGAAGTTCGTATACCAATGAAGAGAAAGGATCTCGAGTCTTGCTTGAGGGAAGCGCTTAAAGAGCTAGCTAAGATTAAATGCAATAAGCTTATTGTAAAAGAAGTAGAATAAGGTAGTATTAGAAATGTCGGGAACGTTGGCGCGTTTTACGGCAGAACTAGAGAAATTCACATTTAGATAGGCGAAAAGTTCCAATCCAACCGACAAATCTATTATCGGTTTTTCCCTCCTAAATTTCAAGTTCTCCGTAATAAGTCATCGATTCCCGACATTAGATTGTTTATGTGGGTGTGTTAGTCCTTATCTCGCGTTAAGTCGTTTCGATAAGCTCCGCGCATGCTTTGATAGCACTAGCACCCCTTCATAAGCAATCTATACCGTCTTTAGATGCGCGTGTAGTTAGACGTTAAACAACTTCCCCGACACCTTAAATATTAACAAGCATATAGTAATGGCTAAAATGACTTTAACAGAGAGTGAGCTATCTGAACTAGTTAGATGCTATTGGTACTGGCATGAATGCACATCAAGAGACCAACGCATCTATATTCTTTTGGATACTATTTCTCGCGCAATAAAGAAAGAATTTGCCATAAAAACGCCAAGTATCAGTGACTCTAAATATCATGCTACAATCTAACACATGAAAGAATCCAACATCCAAAAAGAAATTCACCTAGCTTTATCCAAGTTGGGCTCTAAAATATTTCGCAATAATGTCGCCAAGTGCTGGGTAGGAAAATCTAAAACTATTCACGACGGCTCAGTCGTAATTGAACATCCTCGTCGATTAAATGCAGGCCTCTGCGTTGGTAGTTCTGATTTGATAGGGTGGACCTCCGTAGAGGTCACTCCTGAGATGGTAGGTAAAAAAATAGCTGTATTCACAGCGGTAGAAGTTAAGACTCCGACAGGTCGATTATCTCAAGATCAAAAACAATTCTTAAATAATGTTCAAGAGTCAGGTGGTCTATCTCTAGTGGCAAGGAGTCCGGCTCAAGCGGAGGAATTGATTCGAAGTCAGCTTGACAGCTGGAGCACTGGCATCCAAAAACTTTTCCCCCGCAAAAAAAACAAATAATCATTTTTTTAAAGCCCTCAAAGCATATTTAACGCGCCGAATTTCTCTGGCTATACTCCCTAGTCGCTCGTTAGCTTCATTCTTCATTAATTCCCCGTGACAACTACTAAGAAGAACCTGTTCATTATCCTCTCGAGACTGTATTAATTCAGCAAGTCGTTTTTTTAATTTCATCTTTTTTCTAACTTTATCCATTTTTATTCCCACTTAAAGTTGCGATTTCCACAATTAGTATATAAGATCTTATTGAAAACTGCAAAAACCTACTGGAGAAAAAGAATGGCAAAACGAATTAGAAAGAAAAACCAATCGATAGACGATCACACGAGGGCCGAGAATCGCTTAAAGCTTCGCGCGCTGATGGAGCTGTACGATATTACGCCGGAAGAAGTTGCGAGCATTGTTTACAGGTCTCCTTTTACTGTTAGGCAGTGGATGTCTAGATGCCTGGTGACATCTGTTTCTTCTTTGGTTTTAGAAGACTTGAAAAATAAATTAGAACAAAAATATGGTCCTAAAATAATATGACAATCGATACCTCAAAAATCAAAGATCTAGATATATCTGAGATTATTGGCAGGTATATCGAGCTAAGACCTAACGGCCCAGAGTTTCAGGCTTGCTGCCCGTTTCATGATGAGAAGACGCCTTCGTTTACAGTTGTGCCAAATAAATCGATGTATCACTGTTTCGGCTGTGGAGCGCACGGCGATGCAATTGATTTTGTTATGGAGTACACCGGCTGCAGTTTTAAAGAAGCTGTTAAATCAATAGACGGCAGAATAGAAACTGACGCGCCAGTTAAAAAGCAAACGAAACGTTTTGATCCGTACGAAAAATATAAGCCATCAGGTAAGCCTAAATCACTTCCAGTTGTTGGTCAGAAATTAAAAATAATAAACCCCAAGCGTGACGGGAAAATATGGGAAGTTGAGCCGGTTGCTGTTTATCCTTATCTGCAGGGCTGCGTTATTCGGGTCATGGTAAAAGGCAAAAAAGTCACCCCTATGATTCGGTGGTGCGAAGGTCCGCAAGGTGAGGGATGGCACACGTATCCATTTAGCGAGCCGCGCGAACTATATGGGCTTTCCGAATTGATGGTAGAAGGGCGACAGGTTGTTGTTGTTGAGGGTGAAAAAGCCCGCGACGCAGTTCAGGCTGCCGGAGACAATAAGCTTGCTGTAATTTCTTGGGCTGGCGGTACTAATGGTCTCGACAAGACTGACTGGTCTCCATT